CGCGTGGATATCCGGCAACGCGAGGGTATACGGCAACGCGAGGGTATCCGGCAACGCGAGTGTATCCGGTGACGCGAGGGTATGCGGTGACGCGAGTGTATACGGCAACGCGAGGGTATACGGCAACGCGAGGGTATGCGGTGACGCGAGTGTATCCGGCAACGCGAGGGTATACGGCAACGCGAGTGTATCCGATGACGCAGATATTATATGGTGCTCTAAAATCGGCTCAAGGCTTGATACTACAACAGCATTTATTGAAAAAGATGGGGGAGTAAAAATAGTATGCGGGTGTTTTTGCGGCATGCTTAATGAGTTTGAACGAAAGGTTGAAGAAACGCATGGTGATAATATCTACGGAAAAGAGTATAAGGCCTTTATAGATCTGATTAAAATTCATTTTGGCAAGGTTTGATAGCTTTGTAATTTGTAACTCTTAGACAAAAAGAAGAGCGAAACTATTTAAAAGGAGTTAGAGATATGTACGAAGTAGTATTGGAAACACAAAGAATAAAGGTAAAGGATTTCGACGCGGCAGCGGAATTATGCGCGGCATTGGACAAGCTGGGAGTGGAAGTGGAATATATGGACGAGGAAGAGGAAAGCGAAGAGGCGGTAGAAGAAAACAGCAATATGTATATGGGATACCGTATAAAAGTTTAAGAGCCTAGTTATTTTGTAAAATTCTTAAACAAAAAAGGAGAAAAAGATATGAAAACCACCACAGAAACGATTTATACTTGTGAAAAGTGCGGCAATATGTTTTTCTTTGAAGACGCATGCAGAGCGCACGAGCAAGAATGCGACGGGGTAGCGCGAGGAAGACGCTTAGCGAATGAACTGACGAGCGTATTGAAGCGAATTAAATTTGATGAAAACATGGACGTTCAAACGCCGGAGGGGAATAGCGCGCTCGAAGCGGTGTACGATAAAGAAACGCGGAAGATCGTCATAATAAGCTTTTAGGAAAGGAGCGGAAGCATGGGAAATTATTTTGAAGAATTAAATGCGGTAAACGTAAACGACAAAACGGAACAGAAGAACGGACTGACGTATTTAGCCTGGGCATACGCATGGGGAGAAGTAAAAAAGAGATACCCGGAGGCGAGCTATGTAATTTATGAGAACGCGCAAGGGTGGAATTATCATACGGACGGACGCACGTGCTGGGTGAAAACGGGGGTAAGCATAGAAGGCATCGAGCATATCGAGGAGCTGCCGGTCATGAATAACAGAAACCAGTCGATACCGTTAGAAAACGTGACGAGCTGCGACGTGAATAAGGCGATACAAAGAAGTCTGACCAAAGCGTGCGCGCGGCACGGGTTGGGATTATATATCTATGCGGGCGAGGATTTACCGGAAAACGAAAAAGAAGAGGAAGAAAATATCACGATTCCCGCGCAGAAAACGGCGGAGGAAAGATCGGTAGCAAGCGATGTGAGGATAGCGGAGAGCGGAAGGAAGCTGACGGTAAAACAGCATCAGCTGGCGAGCAAGTGTCCCAACGACAGGATAATAATGTTTATGAATGCAATACCGGCAAAGAGCTATGACGAGCTGACGGAGCAGCAATACAGCGATCTGATAGCAATGGTAAAGGCGTATAAGCCGGCTAAGGACTAAGCAATGGAAATAATCGACGGCAGAATTACGGACTATGACGAGCGCGGAGAAATGGTAATAAGGGCGCATTACGAAAATATCTCCGCGCTGGCGCGATGCGGATATAAGGAATGTCGGATAGTATTACAGGACAGTCGGAGAATAACGAACGAGCAGAGAAGAAGAGCATATGCGCTGCTGGAGGAAATAACGGAGTACATGGGAGAAATGCCGGAATATGTAAAAAGACTGTTTAAGCTGAAATACATACATGACGAGTTAAAGGGAATGGCAGAGGGGATATTCAGTTTATCCGACTGCGACGTGACGCTGGCGAGGGACTTTATAACATATCTGACGGACTTTATATTGGCGCATGAGATACCGACGCGGGTACCGCTGAGAGAGCTGTGCGAGGACGTGGAAAAATATGTATATTCCTGTCTTATGCACAAAAGGTGCGCGGTGTGCGGAAGAAAAGCGGAGCTGCATCACGTGGACGCGGTGGGCATGGGCAGAGACAGAACGGAAATAGAGCACGAGGGGATGAGAGCGCTGCCGCTATGCCGCGAGCACCATACGGAAGCGCATACGTCCGGGAAGAGCGAGTTTTTGGAAAAGTACCATTTACAGGCAGTTAAGCTGGATAAAGAGCTTTGCGGAAAGTGGCGACTTAAGGCAAAAAACAAGGAGGTTGCGGAATGATACATAACGAAGAGAATTGCGCAAAACTGAATAAGCTGGTGCGAGTAATGAGAATAAAAAAGGTGACGAAGGAGGAGGTGATGAGTATGTTCGGAACGAATGAAAGGACGGCGAGGGATATGCTGCACGAGGTAGCGCTGAAGTGTCCGGTAATCTCGGTATCGAACGAAAGAGGGTACAGGATAGCAAACAGGGGTTCGCCGGAGGATATACGAGCGGCAAGGCACGCGTATAACGAGAACAGAAAACGAGCGGACGAAATATTGAAAAGGAATACTCCGCTGGCGCAGGTGCTGGGTATAGAACCAAAGGAGGGGCATAAATAAAAATGTCGAGGCCGCAGAAAGAGGGATTGGATTATTTCCCCTTCGACGTAGCCTTACAGAAAGATAAGAAATTGCGCAGACCGAAAATGAAGTACGGATACTTAGCGACGGAAGTATATATAGCATTACTGACGTTATTGTATTCGGAAAAAGGCTATTACATACCGTATAAAACATCATCGCAGAAAGAGGATTGTATCTGGTACGTGATGGATATATTGCAGGGTAAGTATCAGCCTGACGCAAACACGATTGCAGAGATTATTGAGGAGCTAGTGGCGTGTGAACTATTTAGCGGCGACCGCTATCCCGAAAATATAACCTCGAAACGCTCACAAGCTGTCTATTACTCAGCGACCGTAGAGCGAAAGTCAGTCGTAATAGACGATTCGATTTGGATGTTGTCTCTTTCGGAAATGAAAGATCTGTCCGAAAAGCATTTTTATTATCTTTCAAAGGTTAGTCAGACGAAAAACGAAGATAATCGACCGACAAACGGGGTAAATCGACCGAATAATCCCCAAAGGAAAGTAAAGGAAAGTAAAGAAGAGAAAAGTAAAGGAAAGGATGGCGGTAGCAATTTATTGACTGAAGAGGAATATACAAGCATATGCGCGACAATAGGTCAAGACGCCGCCGACTATTATTTAGAGCGCGTAGCCGCCTTTTTAGAAAAGAAACCGACAGCGACGTTTAACGTTAAAGCAACAATACTTAAGTGGAATAAAGAGGACAAAGCGAAGGAGTTAAGCAAGGTACAGAACAAGAGCGTAAAAACATATACTACGGAGGCGCTGAACGCCAAGTTTGACAGTCTTAATTACGAGGACCTGTAATGGATTATAAAAAAGGAGATAGAAATGAATAAGAGTATAATAATAGGACGGATGACGAAGGACGCGGAGAAATATACGACAAGCGGCGGAGTAACATATACGCAGTTTGTTCTGGCGGTACAAAGGAATTATGCGGACGCGAGCGGGGAAAAGCAAGCGGACTTTATAAACTGTACGGCATGGCGAGGGTTGGCGGAGAATATAGCGAAATACACGAAGAAGGGAGACAAGCTGGCAGTGGTGGGAGAGATACAGACTCGAAGCTACACGGATAAGGAAGGGCGCAATAGAACGGCGACAGGCATAATAGTGCAGGAGGTAGAATTTTTGGGGAATAAACAGGTGTCGGAGGACAAGCCCGGAGAGACGGCGTACAAGCCGCAGAAGGAAGGAGTATCTCTCGATACTCTGAAACCTATATCGGTAGCTGACGACGATTTGCCGTTTTAAGGAGCAAATATGAAATGCGAGTGCGGAGAAGAGCTAGGGTGCGCGGTAACGCCGTTTATGACGACGGAAAAGAGAGTATGCCCGGGATGTAAGAAAGCGCAATACATAGAGGACAAGCCTATAGACTGGGCAAGAGTATTCAAAGAAGGGCGAAGAAATGAACAAAAAGCAACAGATAGAAGAGATGACAAAAATAATCAATGAGTTATATTGGGTGTATGATACGGAGGAGAAAGATATAGCCGAAGCTCTTTATGCAGCAGGATACCGAAAGGGGGATGAGGTAAAGCGAGAAGCGATAAAAGAGTTTGCAAAAAGGCTGGAATCGGAAGCGGTTGAAAGCAGCGATATGTATACTTGCGGTATGGCAGTTACTGTAAGCGCTATTGAAAGACTTGTAAAGGAGTATTTGGGATGAGGGAAAAAGCGAGAGACATTTTAGAAGAATTTGCGCGCTGTTACAGCGAAGTTGATCTGAAACGTCTTACAAATATTTTGAATGAAATCGCAAAGGGAACGGCGCTTGAGATATACGAGCTGATGACGGGTGAATTTGAGCCGTATATCGACGGAAGCATAGCAAAGGAAATCGTAGAGAGATTCGGAGTGGAGATTGAAAAATGAAGCTATGGCAATACATACTTTTTGCAGGGATATTTATAATCCCGATAGCGATAGCCTATGTCATAGCGCATTTTGACGACAGAGACTAAGGGGGATACTATGACGTTTGAAGAGGCGAAAAGATTGCTTATAGATCTGCGCGCGGCAAGGCGGCGTGCTAATGCCATAAAGAATCGTATCGCTGACCTTGAAGGCGATAGAGACAGCATACAATCTGCTCTGGCGGGCGGAATGCCGCATGGGAACGCGTTTTACTCCCGCGTCGAGAGTTTGGCTGTAAAGATAGAAACAGAGCGTGAAAGGCATATGGCGGCCTTGCAGGCGTATTTCGATATTGAAGATAAGCTGGCGGCGGCGGTGGGATTAT